GAGAAGGATGATTATCGTGAGAGTATTGATACTACGAGCAAACGACTAATGCTGGAGACTAAGGAGGCGTTGCTGTATCTTGGCATTAAGTCGTCCGTATCAACTCGCAAACCATTTATGCGTGGCAAATATCGGTGTAACGAGAGCTATAAGATCAAGTTTCATGGCCTAAGTACTCGACCGGCCCGATCAGAACTCGACTTCGGTAATGGATACTTTTCACCGATTATGGGAAAAACATATACGAATGGTGTCAGTAAGGTGTATGATCTTCAAGTAAAAGACGACCACTCATACCTTACAACCAATGGGGTAGTACATAATAGTGTAGCTGGATCTTTGGTAGCTTACTTGCTACGCATACACGACGTTAATTCTATACAGTATGACCTACTATTCGAACGCTTTCACAATAAGGAGAAGAAAGCATTCCCCGACATAGACACCGATATGGATCCAGTAGGGCGTGATTGGGTTGAGCAGTATTTAATCAAAAAGTACGGCGAAAAGAATGTAGCTCACGTATCCAACCTAAGTACTATGACGCCAAAAGTGACGATTAAGGACATAGCGCGTAGTTTGGAGCTGGGTGGTTCGAAGTCTGAGGCATTTAAAATAGCTAATCGAATCACAGACACAATACCGGCAGCAACAGCATTACGTCCTCATGTGTCTTTTGATGACGCTCTTGCCGAGTCCAAAGAGTTCCGTGAGGCCTGCGCTAAGTATCCGCAGTTGGAAGAGTATGGCCGGAAACTTATAGGGTTGGAGAAAAACTACGCAACCCACGCGGCCGGTCTGATAATAGGCGACACGGATTTAAGTACTTTCCTTCCACTTCGCATAGACAAGAACGGAGCGGTAGCAGTTCAATATGAGAAGAATCGGTGTGAAGAAGTGGGCCTGATTAAGATGGACTTGCTGGTAATAGAGCATCTTAGCATAGTAGCCGATACCTTGAAGAATGCCGGAGTGCTGGGCCAAAAGTGTCCAGAGCCAAAAGACATTCCCTTAGATGACGCGGCAGTTTGGGCAGACGTAGCAAAGGGTCGTACTTTGGGCGTGTTTCAGATGGGTTCGCCACATATGATAGAGCTGTGTAAAAAAATCAAACCCAAGTGTATTGAGGATTTGAGTTTGGTGAATGCTTTGGGCCGTCCAAGTGCTGCCAAGAGTCGTGATATATACATTGGCCGCAGAGATGGGCGTGTTCCTATTGAGTTTAAGCATGAGTGTCTTCGGCCGGCACTTGAATCTACTTTGGGCGTAGGAGTGTATGAAGAGCAACTGATGAAACTGGCAAATACAGTAGCTGGTTGGGACTTAAATAAAGCAGATGGTCTTCGCAAACTAACAAAACTCAAAGGCAAGAATCCTGAGTTGGCCGAGAGATTGAAGTTAGAGTTTATAACTGATGCCTGTAAAGTAAGCAAGACAACAGTGAATCAGGCAGAGGAGATTTGGGTAGATGTAGTTGAGCCCTTCGCCGGCTACGGGTTTAACGCCTGCCTATATAAAGATGAAAGCATTGATGTTTTTGATGCGAACGGTGTAATATGTAGAAGGACCACCATAGGGGATTTGTTTGATAGCCATACAGAGGGAGATTTTGTGCGCAGCAGAGATGAACTAACAAAAGAGCAGATCTTCGTGCCCATCAAAGGTGTTCACGATAATGGAGCCAAAGAAGTGTTCGAGTTTACGCTTGACACTGGGATTCAGGTAAAGTGCTCTATGGATCATAAGTTTAGAGTATCTGATGGGCGTATGTTGCCGATAAAGCAGATATTCGAGGAGGGGCTTGACATTGTTTGTATGTAAATGCGGCAAAGAGTTTGGTACAGAGAAAAGCTTGGTGATACACAAGGCGAGATGGTGTGATTTGTATACGCCCAAGGTATTTGAATGCCAATGTGGTGAGAAGTTTGACTGTCCCAAAAGCAAGAGAAGTTTACAGATTCATAGAAAGACTTGTGAGGTGTTCAAAGAGTTTCGTCGCAACCAAAGATCTGAAACGTCGCAGGAAGGGTTTAAGAAGTCTATGGAACGCGATCCAGAGAGAATCAAGCGTATAAGAGCAGCAGCTGGCGAGAAAATATCCAAAACCATTATGGCGGACAAGGATGAGCGCGAGCGACGATCCAAGGCCCTCGGAACTCTAAACAAAACTGATGCCTTTCGCAAGAAGGCCTCAGAAACAGCAATCAAGACATCAGCACGGAAAGACGTTCAAGATAATAGGTCTGCCGCGCTTCAAAGATGGAGAGACGAGAACCCAGAGGCCTTTCAAAAGATAATGCGAAATGGTCGAAACGTTTTGGCTAAATGGGTTAAAGACCATCCCGAAGAGCACTATGAGAAGTGTGTAAAGCCACTATTGAGCAACTGGAAGAGTAGGCCAGAGAAGTCTTTGCTTGCTTTCTGTAAGTGTATCGTGTCAGACTGTAAAAGCCACTTTCTTACCGACGACATCTTTACGACCAAAACCAAACGGAGGCAAATCGACATATTCAGTGGGAGTAAGTCTATTATTGTCGAGTTTGATGGGCCTTTACACTTTGAGAGCATATTTGGCGATGAAGACTTTGAAAGCAAGAAGCGCAAAGATGCCGAGATTAACTCATTACAAGACAGGTACTGTATCATAAGAGTGTCGTATGATTGTTATTTCTACAACATCGAGAACTTCAAGAATGACTTACTTGATTTGATTAAAGAGCTATTGCTGAATCCTAAAAATGGACTATACTTGTTTGGGAGTAAATATGGCGAAGATTACAAGCGTTAAGTATATAGGCAGTGAACAGTGCTATGATCTTGAAGTAGACCATCCAGACCATCAGTTCTATTTGGCTAATGGCTTGCTTACATCTAACTCACACTCGATAGCTTACTCAATCAATGGCTATCATACGGCCTACTACAAACATTACTTCCCGGCAGCTTTTATGTGTGCGTTGTTGAAGTCAGAAGTAGATGGGAATGGACAAGACCGTGATTCAAACATCAGAATCTATAAACGTGAAGCCAAGCGATTAGGTTTGAGCATTGTAGCACCAGATATCAATCGTAGTGGTGAATCTTACAACTTGGTAGACGATAAGACGTTGATTGTAGGACTAACAGCAGTGAAAGGTTTAGGTGAAAGTGCGGCCGGCAGTATCTTTAAGGCCCGCGATAAGCATAAGTTTAAGTCTTTTGCTGACTTCTTGTATCGCACGGAGTCTTCAAAAGTAAAGAAGGACTCGATACAAGCGCTGGCAAAATCTGGTGCGTTTGATTGTTTGGGCATCACGCGTAAGTCGGCCTTTACTTACTACCAGGATATCAGGCAGCGAGTAAATAAGTATGGAGACGCAAAGTTGGAGCAGGGCCTTGACGAGATCTACTGTACGAGTGGGTTTGAGTTCGAGTGTCCAGATTTCAATGAGGAGTGGAGCCGGCCAGAGTTTTTACAAGCCGAGAATGAGGTGCTGGGCGAGTTCATATCGGGTACTATCAACGAGGTCTATCCCAACTTTTTCACGCAAAGTGGTGTATTATTTAACCGCGTGAAGAATATGCCAGACAAGCAGCAAATAAAAATAGAGGCTGTAGTGTCAAACATAGAAGAAAGCAAGTTCCGCTCGGGAAAAAGCAAAGGGAAACCATTTGCCCGGGTTACAATAACCGATATACAGGGAGATTCCATTACGCTTACTGTTTGGAGCGAAAACTGGCTTAAGCACAAACATAGATTGATTCTCGGAAAACCATTCAAAGCAATTTGCGGTGTTAATGAGTGGAGCGGAAGCAAGAACTTGATATTAATGGATATTACTGAGTAGGATCTACTAATATTGCTCCTTATAATATGGGCGTATCACTTCATTGTGCCCATATTATAAGGAGTATTTTCATGGGTGAAAAGGGTCAAGCGTATGTAATGTCAATCAACTTCGACAAGGATAAGCACAAGGAACTAATCGAGTGGATCAAAAAGGAAGCCGAAGAAGAGGATCGCAGCATATCTTCTCTATGTATAACTGCTCTCAAATTTTTCAGGAAGCAAAGGGAGGGTGAGTAGATGGCAGTTAAAACCAAGATCTGCGCCGGAGTCAAAATGATACGGTGTTTAGAGTCATGAGGGCAATACGTAATAGAACTCGTTTATTCATCAAGAGTGCGCGTATAGTCAAGATAGATTCAATAACGAAGGCCATAGGTTGCTCTAAAGAGGAGTTTATGATCCACATTGAATCATTCTTCTACGATAGGGCTACGGGAGAAAAGATGACCTGGGGCAACTACGGGTTTTGGGGCTGGCATATTGATCACATTAAACCATTGGCCTCTTTCGACCTAACAGATGTAGGTCAGTTTAGAGCAGCCTGCCACTATACCAATCTACAACCATTGTGGGCCAAGGAGAACCTGGCCAAAGGTGCCAAAACTAAATAGGAGAAGCAAATGAAGTGTCAAAACTGTCAAGTAGAAATAAATAAGGCCTTCAAATCAGCCATAAGTACGAATAGGTGCCCGGCATGTTCAAAGCAAATAATCAACGCCGGCAACCTAACTGCTTTCGTGCCGCTGTGTGAGTTAATCAGTGGAGCCTTTGAACTGGGACCTAAGCGTATCGAAGTAAAAGAGGGGGAAGAAGACGAGCTTGTATTTGTAGATCAGGACAAGAACGTAGAAGCTTTGGCTACTCTAATCATTTCAACATTCAGCGTACGAATCAAAGGCGCCAAAGAGGAGTCAGAGCAAGAAGCAAAAGTAGTAGAGCCAGGATCAGACGCAGAGCATAAGCAAAATCAGATGGCGGAAGGTAAGGCTATGCTACAAAAGCTGCGAGAAGAGGCGCTGAAAGAAGCAACGGCAGCAAGTTGGGGTTTAGCGCCAGGAGAAGAAATGCTTGACCCAGATGTAGGAGAAGCGTTGGCCAGTCAAATCCTACCCGACACAGGCCCTAACATCGGCAAAGCAATGGTAGATCAGAAGCGCATTACGGCATAAAATAATATGATAAACGGCCAGGGAAAGATAAAGCGATCATGAGCCAATACTTCAAACAAGCCTACTCTGAGTTTCTACATTCAGGCACTTCTCTCATGCTGTATAAGTGGCATATGGTGATGAGTTCTGACGTGAAGAGTGTATATTACTCATACTTCCACATCGGTCTGGCTACTTGGGAGACTTATGCCTTATGATCTACTTTACTTTTATCGCTTCTTCTTCAATACCCAAAGATGTTCGGCAGGGTTGTGGTTAAGGGAGTACTGGACTTTACGGCGCCAGGAGATCTTTATACAGATGGAGTGCTAATGGATTGGAAGCTTAGGTCCATATATCGTGCGTGGTTTCTTTGGGGCACAGTCGGTATGTGCTTTACTTACTACTGGGTTAGGAAGGTTGAATGCGAATAATAGACTACCAGAGTGTTGATTTGAGCGATGAAGAATGGGCCTACTATCAGGAACTCGTCAAGCAAATAGGCGCTGATGATTTTCGTGGGCTGTTTAAGACTGACGCAAAGGGTATCATAACTTTGATCGCCCCCACAAAACCTGTCGCTTGGGTGGCCATTTACTTTGCGCAGAATATACAAATAAACCAACACCTCAGAGAACAAGACCAAAGAATAGAGGCATTGGAGAAACAAATGAAGGAGGACAAATGAGTACAATGATTGGCGTGTTGGTGGGCGCTTTCTTGTTCTTGTGGTGTTGGGTCGGCGAATCAATCAAGGGACTCAAAATACGAATAGAAGAGCTTGAAAAACAAACGAAGGAGAATAAATGATTAGTCTTGCCGTGTGTATTATTTTGGCCGCTATGTTGTGGAAAGTTTGTGCTCTTCAATACCGTGTAGAAGAGTTAGAAGAGGTGGATAAGGTATTTGGAAGGGCCATAACAAAGATAGCAGAAGAGCGTGTTTATGACAAGCTTAAAGACCAGATACGACAGTTTAAGGACACAGACGGTTATGGAAAGGAGTAGGTAATGGAAGGTATAATAATCATACTGGTAATGGTGGGTCTCTTGGCGATTTTAGCAGGCATTAAATGGTATCAGTTCAATAATGAGTATAAGTTCAAGGTCGATTTGGAGAACAGATTAGCTAAGTTGGAGTCAGAATGTCACAAGCACTAACGGCAAGAGAGTTGTTTGGTAGCGGAGTTCAGGAGTTTGATCCGATGAACTTGGACTTGACTGAGATTCGTTCTTTTTCAGCCATGATCCCCTCTGACGGAAGCATAGACATCAACGTATGCGAGGTTTTGGCCACCCGAGCTCTAAGAATGGCCGACTTGTGTTCTGAGCTGCTTTCGGTCGCTACTTGTTATGTGTCTAAGATGGAGACGGAGAAGAAACGATGCTACTCTCAGGCAGCACTCGTAAAGGCCACAGCAGCAGGAATAAAAACCGATAAGAGTAGGGCTTGGTTTGGTGAGTCAGATTCAGATTTCATAGCGGCCTCAAACAAATACTCAGAGGGTTTGGCTTTCGTTAAGTTCATCAGCTCCAAGTACGATTCGGCCGTACGACTTCACTATAACTGTAAAAAGATGCTCGAACGCAACTACTCTCACGAACAAGCGTCAGGATTCAACTGCTCAACGGACAAGGTAATAGAACAAGAGCCGCAGCAAAATACGAATACTTGGGGGCCGGCAGAACAAGAACATAGTAGTGATAGCGTAGATTTGGTTAATGACGATACCCCGGCCGATGATTTTGGAAGTGAATGGTAAAACAAAGGAAATAATATGCTTAGACTAATCAATACAATGAATAACCTACCTACTTCGTTTGCGGCAGATAAGACCACTGAGTTTGAGCCAGGACAAATAGGACAAATCGAGATTACAAATGACAATGATGCTATTTGCCACCTATCTGATGGAACTGCGTCTTTTGGCATTATAGACGGCCTTGGAAACTCTGACCGTATCACAGTTTGGCATCGTAGAGGTTTGTTTGAGACTGACCAATACGACACGACCCAGCTATATCGTGAGGGTGATTCTTTGTTTGCCGGTAGAGATGGACGGCTTACGACACAACAGAAACCAGAGCAGCAAGAAGTAGCCATATGTACTACTGCTCCTACTGCCGCCGCGCTCAACCTACTTACCTTCTTGTGGTTGGGGAAAGAGCTGCCAGAAAACAAGTAGAAAGGAGACAATATGGAGATTTTTTGTTGGGTAATCGTTGGTATCCTCGGGTCATGTTTGGTTTTGGCTGTTGGGCTGTTGCTACGAGAACTGAATAGAGATGCCAGTTAGGATGTGTAAGGCGAAGAACAGGTAAAGGAGACAATATGGAGATCTTGTGTATTGTTTGTTTGGTAATCACTGTTATGGGGATCGATATGTGTAAGTCAAAGAACAGGTAAAGGAGCAGAAATGAGTATCCGCATGCCAACAAACCCCCCGCCGACAAAGCTGAAGAAAATAAAAAAACTACGCAAGAAGATGACTGAGGCGGCCACGAAGTTTAATGAGAAGCAGTTTAGTGAGGACTTGGCTGGTGTTTTGACCCACATTCAATATGCGGCTTACACTGGGCATTACGTGTGGGAGGAGAACTGTAAGGGTTGGCCGCGCGATAGTAAGGTTGAATATGTGATGATCAAACTAATAGCCGAGGGATTTGATTGTTTTCATACAACGTCAGATACCATTCACGTAGAGTGGTTGTAAGAAAGAGGTGAGACGAAGAAAGTAGTTGATATTTTTGCGAAGTAGTGTATAATAGTAACTGAGGACGAAAAGCGCCTCAAAACAACGCCCAAAGCTAACTGTCTAAGATGACTAAATGCGCCGGGCAAACAAAGGAGAATGATTATGGGTAACACGAAGATTGTAGGGAAGTTGGATAGTTGGTCTGATGCGAGTGTAGGCGGCCAAACCTCTTTCATGAATCTTGAAGAGGGGTCAAACATAGTACGCTGCGTTTCAAGTCCCTATGAGTACAACTGCCATTTTATCCCCGACGCAACTGGGCAAACTCGCAAGGTACATTGCTGCCTAAAAGATTGTCCTGCTTGCGCTGCTGCCAAAGATCCAAAGGAAGAAAGCAAGCCTCGTTGGTTGGTTGCCGTATTGAACGCCAAGACCAATACGGTTCAAGTTCTTGAGCTGGGTCCGCAGGTAGTGAAACAGATCAAGGCGCTTACTACACAAAAGAACGCTAAGGGTGCGATAGTGTGGGGAGACCCGAGGGGATTCGAAATCGACATCGTTCGTGGCCCAAAGGGTTCCAATCCACTATATTCAGTTGTTCCGCAGCCAAAACAACCGCTAACCGATGAAGAGAAAACATTGATCCGCGCCACCATGGAGAAGCTTGACTTACAGAAGATGATTGAGCCGCCCACACCAGCAGAGGTATGTGAGAAGCTGGGTATGGAAGCAGTTAAAGCACCGGCAGTAGTTGACGATACTGATTCTCCACCACCAAGCGATGACGACAGTGAAAGTGACTTGTTCGATTTTGACGCGAAATAGCCAATAGTATCAGGTATTTTAGAAGGGGGCTGTTTCTGCGGCCTCCTTCTTTTCTTTTGTTCCCGCTTACTAAGGAGATTAATGAACACTACCCATACCACTTTGTTTGCTTTGACTATGGGTGTTGTTCTTTCTATGTTTCTTGGTGCCGGCAAAGATTTAAGTAAGCGCATTGAAAACAAAGTAAGAAATGACGTGGCTACGTATATTTCCGCAACTGAACTTCCACTGCTTAACGTAAAAGATCACAATGGCACTATCTCGATTACAGACTTCACTATCGCCAAAGATTTAAGCGCCGGCATGGTTGAGGCCACAGTACAAAGCAAAAGCGCTGGCCGGACGATCTACTATATGTTCTTGTGCGTAAAGCCTAATAATCCCAAAGAGTGCTACGTGATTTACCAGTTTTCCTCGGCCCCAACCAAGAAAGAAAACAAATGAAGACTACGCTGATTTTCCTGCTCGGCCTAATGCTTATCGGATGTACGCCGACACTAAACAAAGATATACAGAAAATCGTGATGGATGCGGCTGACTCTGAGGCGCGTAAAAGCTTTGGTTGTCGGGAGAACTGGTACGGCCGCATGAGTTATTCTGGAAGCATAGACTACTTCACCTCTGATCAAAGCATCATCGTAATCAAGGAGCGCATAAGCAACCCAAAAGGATATCTATGGGACCAATATGCGGTATTCGGATGTACTGATGGCCGCAAAATGGGGGACAAGATCACATGTCGAGTTTTATCTTACTTTGTTCCTGCGATAGATGATGACCTACTTTATGACAAAGAGATACACGACCCACTGCCCGATTACTGTATAGGGAGAGACCAATGAAACACTTACTGCTGACTTTGTTTGCCCTTACACTTATTGGTTGTACTCGACTAAACTCTGCCGTGGAGCAAAAAGTGTCTGAGGAAGTAGAATCGCTTATCTGGGAGGGACAGTGTTGGGTTGAGGCGAACTTTGGAACGGAAGTAATCCATACAACGACCATTGAGCATATTTTGATTTCTGTCTCGGGTAATAGAGTGTTTGTTTCGACCAATACCGCATTCAGAAATCAAAAGGGGCACTTCTTGGACTTACTCGTGCTGACTGAATGTAATATGCCCTCACAATATATAGACACAATAGAATGCCACATACTTACTACCGCCCCAACTCCCGATATTGAGATGAACAAACGCATGATTCCTACACCGCCCGCAGAGGGTTGTAAGGGACAGGAATAGAACAACTACGACAGGATCTCTATGATTTACGACACACTTCGATCCAGCTTTATCTCCCAAGCAGTACAAGAGCTGACTAACTTGGGGCTCGGATCTGACTTCTCGTGGTTTAAAGGGAGATATATGGTTTGTTGGGTTAATGAAGATCTGCTGGCTAAATGGCTACCTACAACCAACACTTTTGTACTCGAAAATCCGACTGGCGCGATGAAAGTTCAGTATAAGTGGTTTCTGACGCCTGGATATGAGGAGAGAACCACAAAGTCTATATCTAATGCCGCACACGAAATAGTCGAACAGCTAAACGCACACAAGACACACGAGACAACAAAGTGATCATACTTGCTCTCGATATAAGTTCAAAGAGTACTGGATGGTGTGTTCTTACAGATGAGCAGCCTATTCCTGACGCTTATGGCCTTATTCTCCCCAATCATAAACAGTCGGAAGGTGCTCGGCTGCTATACTTTCAGAATGAGATAGTTAAGTTGATTGACGCCTACAAGCCTACTGATGTGGTCGCGGAGGATATTTTTTACTCGCGCAACGTAGTGAGCTTTAAAATTTTGGCGATGTACAGAGGAGTGGCCCTTAAAACCATCTACGAACATACCGGCCGAGAAGCAAACAGTATGATGGCAGTAGAGGCGCGCAAGATAGTTAGCGTCTCTTGCCATAAAGACGAAGCATTTGAGGGTATAATAAAGAAGTACCATCTTGAACATATGGGGCTTGACTTCGATAGAGATAATGACGTAGTGGATTCATTTTGCTTGGCCTATGCTTTGCGCGATCTAAAACAGGGCAAGGCGACACTTACAATCAAACCAAAACGGCCCAAGAAACGACGCAAAAAGACAACTAAAAGAAAGACCAGTAAGAAGAAATGACCAATCCATATGAAGTACTTGGCGTAGAGAAAACAGCTACTGACAAAGAGATCAAAGCCGCATTCCATAAACTCGCCTTAGATTTTCACCCAGATAGAAACAAAGATCCAGCAGCAGAGGAGAAGTTCAAGTCTATCTCGTCGGCCTATGATGTACTGTCTGATCCTATTAAACGTCAGCAATACGATCAGTGTGGAAGTACAAGTCCAATGCCGCAACCCAACGTCAATATAGATGATGTATTTGCGCAAGGCTTCGGATTCAACTTCAACGATCTCTTCGGCCGCACAAAGCAAGGGGCCAGGAGCGTATTCAAAGGATCAGATTTACACAAAAGCATGGTGCTCGATTTTATGGAGGCTGTGACTGGTGGAAAGAAGACGCTCAAAATATCATACAGCACCGAATGTACTGAATGTAGAGGAACAGGAGCAGAGGGTGGCACTAAGTTTTCTACCTGTAAGTCCTGTACCGGCTCAGGAAAAACGGGATATCAGCAAGGGTATCTAAGAATAATGAGTACTTGCCTTAGTTGCGGGGGTTCTGGCCGGCATATAGAGGAAAGATGTCATGGTTGTGGTGGCTCTGGACAAAAGCTCAAAGAAGAAAAACTAAGCATAAACATACCAGCAGGCATAGACGAAGGAACTACTATGCGTCTGGCCGGCAAAGGTGTTCCGGGACTTAATGGCGGTCCTTCTGGTGATTTGTACGTAGGTATTTCAATATCTCCGCATCCAAAGTTCAATCGTCGCGGCCTTGATATTTATGTGGATGAAGACGTGGACTATCTTGACGCTTTGCTTGGTATTGAACGTGAAATAGAAACGGTACACGGCAAGGGCAAAGTAACCATACCTTCACTCACACAGCCCGGCATGGTTTTGAGGTTGGATGGACGGGGCATTAACACTGATCAAAATACAGGCCACCACTACATAAGAGTCAATGTTAAGATGCCGGACAAGCTTAATGACAAAGAGAAAGAGCTGCTACACAAACTTAAAGGAATGCGAGGTTAATATGAACTTGAAGCCATTTGGAATCGTTTTGCTATCTTGTTTGGCCCTATTTGTGTCATGTAAGGCCAATCCCTGCGTAAGCCAACAGCAACTTGAACGTGAAGACTTAATGCGTAAGGCCGTCCAAAGCAAAACCGTCGATCTTGCCTTGCCGACCAACATACAGGCTACTATTACAGACGTTATTTCTATGCCAGACCTACAATACGGAACGGCCAAACTCGAACTAAGGGCAAAGAGCGGTGTATGTGGAGCGATTTATGTGACGGTTATTTGCTCTGGTACTTGTGATACTGTCTTCGCAAAGGCTGTACTAAACCCAAACGCGGCCGAAGATTGTTATAAGTAGATCCAAACAAGAGGTGCCCCATGAAGAAACTGCTGCTGTGTTTGCTTTTGGTATCTTGTTCAAAATCCGATATGATTCGCAACATGGTAAATTCGGTGGTCAAAGTAGATGAATCCTCTGGGGTTGTTATATACGCAAAAGAACCCACTGCGTTTGTTTTGACGTCCTATCATGTGGTGGCTGATAACGCTGAGGACAACACCCCAATAAGCATCGTGTCCACCTTTGAATCATTTTCCGTTCCCTACAATGCTGGTTTTTATGATGCGAAACTGGATCTCGCCCTACTACAAATAACCTATCGCGGTGTATTATATCACTCTGAGGTAGCCGTCGATAATCCTTTGCTCGGAGATGACATTTGGTTGGCCGCGAATCCAAACCACTACACAAAGTCGCTCAAAAAAGGCATCATAAGTTCAACAGCCCGAGTGACGAATGGTGGCGATCTTGCTGGTTGGGAAGTAAGTGGCGGCATTATATTTGGGAGTAGTGGTGGTGGAGCTTTTAACATGTCAGGCGAGTTGTTTGGTGTAATACGTGCGGTTGATTCATACTCCACTGATTTTTGCCAGGCTGATGATGAAGATGTCGAATGTTTGCGTATAGCTTTGCCGGACATGGGAATCGTTGTGCCGCCTGATCAAATTCGAGGCTTTATTTTGGCCTCACCTTATAGTTCATATTTTAACTACTTGAAAGAATAGGAGCAAGAAATGGTAGAGAAGAAGAGCATGGATAGCATTTGGAAGCAGATCACTCAGCAATATGGCGACGAGGGGTTATTCAGTGGGGATATGGACGGTGTTGGCCAGTGTGATGTCATACCGACAGGAAGCTACGCACTCGATGACATTACCGGCGTGGGTGGCATTCCGAGAGGCGCACTTACTCAGTTTGCGGGAATACAGAGTTCCGGAAAGACGTTAATAGCACTATCAACTCTTGCTCAATGGCAGAAGCAAGATCCTAATAACTGGGGATTGTTTATAGACTGCGAGTTTACTTTTGATAGTGCTTGGGCTGCGCGTTTGGGCGTAGACTTGAAGCGAGTTAAGGTGTACAAGGAGAACCGTGGCGCTCAGATATTTGAGTTGCTTGTTGGACAACCGGACAAGAAAGTACTTGGTAAGAAGACCAAGCTTGGCATTTTAGACTTGGCCATACAAGAGAAGGATAGCAACTTTGGCCTCATTATATTGGATTCTATAGCAATGATTCAAGCTCCCGTTGAAGAGGTAACCCAGATAGAGGGGCAATCTATGGCAGCGCTTCCTCGGTTCTTGGGCCCAGCGCTTCGTAGGCTAACACCCCTGCTTTCGACTGCTAACGTTGCCTTTATCGGAATCAACCAACTTCGCGACTCAATGGCTATGTATTCACAACCGGATAGTCCTGGCGGAAGATGTCTTAAACACGCGGCCAGTTTACAGATTTCATTCACTCGTCTTACCGGCGCAGACCACGTGATAGAGCGAAATGATGAGCAAGTTGGTCACGTCATAAACTCAAAAGTGACAAAAAACAAGCTGAGCAGCCCGTTTAAGTCTGCTGAGTTCTCTATCGAATATCTCAAGGGCGTAGTCAAAAAGGAGAACGAGATACGAGACTTGGGGGTTAAATATGGTCTGATTAAACGCATCAACAATCGCACATATGAGCTTGATAATCAGCAGTATGTAGGAAAGGACAAGATTGCTGTTTTGTTCGCAGAAGAGTTGGCTCAGAATAGTATGTGGGCTCGGATAGCAGAAGCAAAGAAAACATATTCGGCGCCTACAAATGAAACAGATGACACAACAGAAGATACTGACAATGTTGATGATTCTGAAGTAAAAGAGTAAGACAAACTAATCGCGGCCCACCCAGAAGAGATACAGTATTTTCTGCGCACTCATTACACGATGCCCATAACTCTTGAATCTAACTCGGAATACTTGAAACAAAACAATATTCCAGTGTATAATACCTTAACTACAACCAAGGAGATCTAAATGATGCTAAATTGCGATAATGCTCAGTGCCACAAATCGGGGGACCATAAACTAAACGTGGATACAATGGAAGTTATTTGCTGTGAGTGTGGAAAAGCCATTTCTAATATTTCGGCCATTATGAAGAATACCCTGAAACAGTTGGGCCAGATTATTCGTTCGGCAGCAAAAAAGGCCTTTATGATGGGCTGTAAACAATGCCAAGCTAACCGAGAAGTTATTCTTGATCCAACTACTAATAATACGATCTGTAAGGTGTGTAAGTCCGAAATCAAGGTACACGCCGCAATGAAACAGGCTATGATAGAACTCGCCAAACTAAACAAGGATGAATAGATCGGAGTATGATGTTCTACGAGAAGCTTACTAACGTTTGCCATGACTTGTTGGGGCAGAATCAGACCCTAAAAGAATATCTAAACAATCGAGGAATCACCCGGCAGACCATAAAAGACTACAAGCTGGGCGCCTTTCCTACTGATCTGCGTGAGCTGTTTAGCAAGCTTAGTGCTGAAGAACTACGAAATCATGGCATTGTTTATCAGGCAGACAAGAGCCCATTTTTACAATACCCACTTGTTATACCGATTAGAGATGCGAGTGGCAATCCGATAGCAATAGGATGTCGTACTTTAATGTCTGAGGCTGAGCGCAAAGAACAGGGGTTGCCGAAATACCGTAATAGTGTTTATTCCAAGTCTTCTCATTTGTTTGGGCTTGACCTATCTATTCCGGCCATTCGCAAGCACAACAAGGCCTATGTTGTTGAGGGGTATTTGGATGTCTTAACTGCCCACCAACACGGAATGAAAAATGTAGTGGCGAGTTGTGGAACGCTATTTACTTCTAGGCAGCTAATCGTACTCTCTCGCTATACTGACCGAGTTTGCGTTCTGTTTGACAATGATGAGGCCGGGCGAATCAACTCCCAAATAGTGCGCGACAAGTTCAAAGATAACGGATTTGTATCGATTTCTTGCGCTTTTACCCCCAACAAATACAAAGACTTAGACGAGTACTTAAACAATGGCGGTTCTTCGGATTACTTTGACTTGGAGATTTGATGCGTAAAAAGAAGCAAACAGACATACCCTACTCCAACTTTATAGAAATAAGTATAGATCCCGCCCTCTTTAACAGCCTATCTAATGAGAATAGCATGTCGACTTTCCTGAGTAGTTTGTCGTCCTCGGAGGGTTTTAGAAAGCTACGCAATGAACTAATACGAGAGGTAATGAATATAGTTAACGTAGCGCTTACTGACAAGCAAAAGGAAGTTATCATGCTTACCTACGTTGATGGGAAGACGCAAAACGAAATATCTAATAAGTTGGGAAAGGCGCAATCAGGCATACACAAAGCCATTCGGGGCAATATAGATTACTCTAACAGCAGAAAGCGTTACGGTGGAGCTCTGAAGAAAATACAAAAGTTGTGCGCGAAAAGCAAAAAAATACAGAAAATACTCGAAAAGATTAGGGAGAAGAACGAGGAAAATGGATGAATGTTAATCTGATTGATGAGAATGGCAAGTTTATAAGCAATATAAGCTTTGAAGAGGCTCGACGCCTTGCCAAAACGCAAGCCAAAGATCTTATACTGTTGAACGGTAAAACCAATACCTACAAAATAGCTGACGCCGGCAAACTGAAATACGAGCAAAAGCAGAAGGATAGACAAAATCGCGCTCAAAAACGGCTACACAAAATCAAAGAAATAAAAATGCGGCCGGTAATCGATAAGCATGACTTAGAGGTTAAAACAAACTACATACGCGATTTTCTGTCTCGCGGCCTTAAAACCAAGTTAATCATGACCTTACGCGGCAGGCAAATGGCACACAAAGACCTGGCACTGGAAAAGTTCAACGAAATCCCCAACCTGCTCGTTGCTGAAGGCATTGCTACCCTGGAATCCCCTCCCAAGTTCGACGGAAGGACAATAATCGCTATGTTGATACCCGTCGTCCCCCAAAAACCATAAAGATGTAAATATTCTTTGTACAAATCTACTAATATTTGTCTGTAATATGTATGGCGTGGTGTATTCTTATATAACCAGCCACATAGGAGAAAACTATGGACAATCACGAGTGGGGCCGCCTATTTAGCAGCTTTTATCCCAGTAAGTTGGTATTTGAAGAGAATAAAAAGTTTTTTACCAAGATTGCCTTCGATGTTTTTCAGCTCAACTCAAGTCCCACGGAAAGCCTTTGGATTTTAGAGGACGGTGCTGACGGGAAGCAATATCTATCGGCCACCTATGATTACGATGATACACAGCAAAAAGAAGCTGCCGGAGAATGGAATGCTTTGGCAAACAAGGATGCGTCTATGGTCGTTCTATGCTATAAAAACTTCCCAATACACAAGTTTGCTTCTGCCGAGTTTGGATTTGACGCCTCTGATGCCCATATATTTAGCAAGTTGGTGGCAAGCAAGGCCAACTCGGATAAGTCTTTCGTTAGCAAGGTTATGGGTGCGCAGCCCAAAGAGAAGCAAGACGTGGTTTATTCACAGTTCCCCGAGTTAGCACAAATCGACTAATACAAGATACATTGGAGGATTCCTACATGTCCGCAAACTTTAACATTGGTGACTTTTCTGCTTTGGCCCGACAGCTGCTTGAGAAGTGTGAAAATGGCGAGTCCTTTCTGCTGGGGTCGGTTCATTCACAACTGCGACAAGCCTACGAAAAGTTCCCAGAGGATACGGTAATACGACAGATGGCTTCGGTTGTCGAGCGTATGGCCGAGAAGCACGCACCCAGCACCATCGTAAATCAGAAGCAGCTATCAACCATCTATAATGACTTGGTTCGTTTGGCCGGCGATACAAAGTTCCGAGTGGTTTTGGGACACTTGCTGCTTCCCGTTGCTGAGACACACAAAGTCGCTACTAACCTGCGAGACAATAGGGCGCCGATCGAGGCTGCTGACTTAATCGATCCAAAGGTTAAGGATGTGTTGGCCAGTACTTTTGACGATGACCTGGCCGCCAAAGTATTAAATGTTGAGTTGGCCAAGAAGGGTATGAGTTATGTAAAAGCCGAGTTGAAGTCGATTGGGTTTAGCGGGACAATCAAAGTGGCCGGCGGAGATGCTAATCGAGTGTTTTATAGTGTTGCTTTGGACACAATAAGGGGTCCAGTTTCCGTTTATATTCCAGCTCAGGTGTCGGGAAGTAAGTTTGCTATGCCTACGACCTTTATTGATGATGCCGGCGAGAAAACCCTGAATCGAGAGATGCTGAGTGAGAGTTTGGTTCGTCGTGGTGGTGCGGCAGAAGATTTGGGTCTGGGATTTAAACGTGCCAACGACCTTCCTGAGTTGATTATTCCTGAAGCTACGATGCCAAAAGAACTCGCTCATCTTACCCACGACTTTGAGAATACGTTGCTCGAGACTGGCAGCACTTTTGGTCGAGCAGCGGTTGATCAGGGACGGAAAGTAGTGGTGACCGAGCTTAAGGCGGCTGGATTTAAGAGCGCCCAGGTTAAGTATGGGAGCGATTCGGGTGATGCGATAGTCTATTTGGCCAGCATAGACACACCCCACGGAAAAGCTGAAATAGAGGTTCCGTTAGAGATGAAAGCTACGGTGGATGACAAATACGTACCGATGCTTCCTACTGTGTTTGCGTATAATGAGACACTTCAAGACTTCACTGCGGCCAACCTACAAAAGTTCGCCACGGAAGCCATTATATCGAATAACACAACCAATCCTACCTACTCGTTCATGATGCTGGGCGAGTTGAAAGAGGAGCTAATCAAGTGCGCGGCCGGCAACAACTACACGGCCTGCGAAGAGATACTAAATCACATAGGCGCGACGTTTAGTGAGGAAGACCACAAGAACGCTATTGCCGATTACCAGTACGTATTAGGAATCAAAGGCAAAGTAGCAGAGGGACAGAAGCAGGCGGCAGAGATAGCGGCTCAGGCAGGAGTATTGATTCCTGCTGGTAAGGGCAGTTTGTATTCCAGGCTTCCCAACGGCCGATCAACTAAGGGCCTGGTTAAAGACGAGAATGGTCAATACAGAAGCGCAACAGATATCGCCAAAGAGAAGCTGAACCGCGAATCTGACGGTGGGGCAGCTATAAACACATCAAGCATTCTATTCAACTAAGGGAGACAAGATGAACGATATGAACGCTTTACTGTCAAAACTCGCCGCCAAGCTCGAAGAAGAGGGGGCCGATGAAGAGGCAGACGAAGTGCGCAAACTACTTGAAGAGCACGTAGAAGAGCCCAATGTAGAGACAGAGAAGCCGGAAGCACATACCGAGCGTGGAGCAGAAGTAAGCGCTGAGTGTCCAAGCTGCGGATGTCATATGGTTGGTACTATGTCGGCAGTTGAGACACCAGAAGACCACGAACCCAAACTTGACGTACTGGCTTCATTGGCTGATAAACTCGACTCTATGGGACTAACCAAAGAAGCTGATGATGTTGATGGCCTGATGAAGAAACTGGCTGCTGACGTCAAGTGGCAGAAGAATGACTTGGATCCCTACGACGCCAAGAAAAACAACGAGCAGACTTTCAAGGCCAACAAGCCGGTCAAAGAAAAAGAGACCAAACATCACGTCCCAGAATATCAAGAGACCAAAGACAAAAGTTTAAGTACCCGCTATTGCCCCCTTCACATCGGATCTATGCTACATCGCGTCGGGGAGGGGATTTATCGGTGTGATTTGTGCGGAAAAGACACTAACTGGGCCGATTTTGGGAGCATAGCAAACCAAACTTCTTCAACTACCAACGTTCCTATTGCTAACCGATTCTTAGATCCCGCGCAAGAAACATTGGGCAGGGGTGTGTCATAAGAGCAACTGGCCCGAAAATAAGGAAATGGTAAATGACTAAGGCGTCCAAGATCCAATGCCATCCAGATCGTGAAGCTATCGTGTCCAGATTAATGGAGGGAGAGTCGGTTAGATCCGTACATACCTGGCTTGAACAGAAATACAGTAAGTCTTCTCGGCATAATCGTGTTTCCATACCTACCCTTCAAGCATTCCGAAAAGAGACGCTTAAGCTTGAAGGCAAAGTACTGGGCGACATAATAGAGGCCAAGAAGCTACGAGATGCCGAAGAAGAGGCGATTGTAGCAGAGCAGATAGTAAAGGGAACCAGCGCTTATAGAGAGACGATAGAGAAGATCGCGGATAAGTCATTGGATGTTGCTACCAGGCTTATTCAGTTAGATGCTGTTGTTGGTGATCGCATAGAGCATTACTACAACCTACTCAAATCTGGCGAAGCGGTACCAGAGAAAGCCGAGTATGACCTGCGAAAATATATCGACCAGATGATGGCACTAAATCGCGACTGGAAAAAAATGATCGAGGGCATGGCAGATAAGCGCATAGACTACAACGTCAATGTCACGGTAATGAACGAACAAGTACACGAGCTTCAATCGGCCGTTATGGATCTGATACGTGAAGAGTTAGACCCCGAAAAGGCCATCGATTTTATGGAGAAGCTAAGCAATCGTTTGGGTGGCGGCCCTGAAATCAAAGCGCTCCCCGGTAAAGTAGTGGATGTGACCAATGACCCTTAATCCGTATATGTCGCAGAAGCTTGAAGGTTTAGACGCAGAGGACAAATGCGAAGACGTCCTGACCTACGCACAAAACGCGAGTGATTTCGGGGTCAGTTCAGATCGAGAACACGCCCTCTATTTTTTTGTCCGACACAACTTAGACGAACTGGTAGATGATACGTTTGGACAGAAGCTCGACCCAGAAGACCTCGAAGCACTGAAAAAGTATGTATTCAGTTTTAAGAGCAGCAAGGAATATGATGTTGGTAGCTTGGTGGATCTACGCATACTGGTCTATAAGTGGTTAAGCGACAGAGCTCTAAGCAAACAGGCCCATCCAAACATCGGCGGTATTTACGTTAGGCCCAGTGATATAGACGTGGGAAAATGGACGCAAGTAGCCCAAAGCATTTACAGCCAGATAAATGACGGACAATCAAGAACTGCTGCTTTCAAGGCCCACACTCAAGGCTGGGACCGAGATGAAGTGACCAAATTCGAAAACTGGCTCAAATACTACGAAGAGCATACACCGGAGAAATACAACGTGAAAACAGCGAACATAATCAAGACTGCTTTTGGTGAGGGCGTGACTATTCCGGCAGAGTGGGAGAATCCGGCCTATCGAGCACAACAGCCACAAGTCGAGACCAAGACCAAGAAAGAGCTGGAAATGGAACGGGCCACACGCTTCAAGTCCCAGATGAAAAGCAGAATGAGGGCTTTAAGAGCGCTGATGGACAAATACAATGACCTACTTCCCCATCAGAATCTTGACGGCATCTACGAAGAAATGCTGGCCCTGGAAAAGAGCGTGGGCCGGTTGAATGCTTATGCTGCGTTAGAAGATCGTGTTATATGCTCGGCCACCAAACTCGAAAAGCTGGGGTTTGCGGCCGGATCTATGATGTTGAAGGAGGCAGTTGGAGCAGACGAAACAATCCTTCCTCCTGGCGCATTAAAGGGCAACATAGGAGGCGTACTAACCAAACTTGAAGGCATCAGCAAAGAGCTAAAAATGCGAAACCTAATACGCGAGATGAGCCGGGCAGACATTATGCTGGCGGAGTTGGGGATAGCTTCATACTTCCCAGAAATAGCTGAATCAATAGCGCGAATGATAGAAGGCTTTGGATATGCCAGTAATCGCATAGAAGAGACCCTGAGCAAACTACGTGGCACAAATAAAACTGGACCCGCCACGCCAGAACCAAAGCTGCCTGAGCCCAAACTACCTGGACAACCTTCAGCCCCAGCAACACCAGAACCGATTCCAACACCACTATCAACACCTACTCCGGCCCCAACAGAAAAGCTTGAACCCAGCGCTTTACATGACCGACCGATTAGCAAAGTAAGAACCCAACTGCCGGCCGCACCAACACCGCCAGTAAAGCCAGG